AGGTCCCACGCATCAAGGGGCACGTTTGCATCAGCATCCCCGTACCCAGGGATGCTGTTGTAGAGCTCCTTAGCCTTTTCTCTGTCGATATCCTCACTAAGATACCTAGCCCTGATATCCTCCACCAGAAGGGGCTCATCCGCTCCCCCAGGGAGTCCCCAAGCATCCACAATCTTCTTGTACTGCGGCCTAACTATAGTGTCAATCGCGTTTTTAGAGTATACCTGGTTCGGATCGTAGTTCTTGTTGGCGGCCTGCGTCTGAGAAATCCATAGCCCTACGAGAATGTCCAGGGCCTCCTTGTGAGCGATGCTACCGGCTAGATAGGCCACTCTCACGCTCTCTGGGTCTATATCGGGTAGGTCGGGAGAATACCCCCGTCCAAAGCCCCCTTGTGCCGCAAACTCGGAGAGCTTCTTATCTTCGTCGGAGAGGCCGGTAACCCCATCTGCGGGGGAGGGCCCTTCTTCGTCGGGGAGGCCGGGGGTCACCCCCTGCATGGGCCCTTCGACCATCTCTTGTCGGAGGTAGTCAGGCAAGGCAGAGTAGAGGTATTCACGTGGGACTTCTGTTCGTCCCCTCCCGAAGCGGTAGGCCCACTCTGGGTAGTCGGGTATAGGGCCTTCCCCTGCCCAAATTGTTCCCGGCTCGATATTGGTAGGCGGAGGGGACGCTCTCCCTGCCTTCCCCGCGGGCGGGGCGAACCTGACGCCACCTCCTTGCTCCAGGGACGCGGCTTTCAAGTCTTCCACCGCTGCCCAGAAAAGCTCCTTGCCTACCCCCTCGCTCTCTAGGGTATTATTTAGTGCCTCGGAAAAGTCGGGGGCGTACTTCTCCCACTCTCCTCGGCTCCTAAAGGCGAGATAGTCGGGGTGCGCCTTTAGGAACTCTACAGCCAGCGCCTGGGTCTTGACGACGCCGGGCAGATCCTCATCTTGTCTCGTTGGCGTGGCCTGGGCTACCTCCCGGGTATCCTCCACGCCCTTCTGTAGTGCTATGTTTGCCGCAACTAGCGGGGGAGCCCCGGCCTGGACTGCGTCCTGGAACACACCGTTTTGACCGGGTAGAGGGCGTTCCGCTATTGGCCCCTTTTGGGTGGCGCGCCACTTCTCGAACGGGGTCCTTTGAGGGGCCTGCTCGAACTCTTCCCAGGGCGTCTCCCCAGAATACCCCCGTCCAAAGCCCCCTTGTATCGCAAACTCGGAGAGCTTCTTAAACATGTCTGGGATTTTTTGGGGGTCAATCCCTGGACGCGGTCTTGTGGCCATCTGCTATCCCCTTGGTCCTGCCAGCCCAATCCGACGTAGGCGTCCCTCCTCCGACATCGCTCCCGGCCTCGGCTGCCCCGGAGGGACTACCGGGCCTCCCTGCGGCGTGGGTACCGGTGGCGGCACCCCGGCCATCGCGGGAGGCATCACTCCTGGAGGCTGCATAGGTGGAGGGCCCGCCGTGGGGGGAGGAGCTTCCCCCGGACCAGGGGAGGGAGTCCCCGGTTGTTGACCTGGCGGGCCCTCCGCCCCTCCCATAGTCTGAGCCATCTGCTTCGCTTTCGCAAATAGTATGGCTATAAGCTCCCCGAGATACATCTGCGCGAGGTCGTCACGGCCTTGCTTTACGGAGGCCTGGTACAGCGACCATATGCCCGCTTCGGGTAGGGTGCGCTCCGCTATCTGCTCCTTGACGGCATCCTCTATCTGGTCGGAGTCCTGGATACCCAGAATGTTGTCGCGTATCCACAGGTCGGGCAGAAGCGGTGTCGGGCCTTCCCGAGCGATCTGGGCCATCCCGTACCGGGACATGTCGTCCTCGGGCAGGTTGGTGACCAGCTTCACCTCCGGGTCCCCACCGTCACGTATCCTCGCGGGGGTTATCGTCTCGGAGAAGTACATCCGGTTATTATCGCGTCCCGCCAGCTCCATCGCCTCGAAGGAGCCAGACTGGTACTGGTCACATAGCATGTCGGCTATCTGCTTGTATGCCTTCTGCATGGCGGCTACACGGGGGACCAGTACAGACTCGACGCCCTGACGAAGGGTGTTGATGGCGAAGCCGGAGAGCTGGAAGGGGATCTCGCCATAGACGGTATGGGGGATGGAGCCTCTCTGCATCTCTCCCGATACCAGGCCCATGAACGCCCCGGACTCCCGAGCCATCTCCATCAGGCCGAGGGGCTCTACGTCCTCGCCCTGCCCCAGAGATATCTCGGTGCCCTCTTTGTACGGGTCCTCCTCCAGGGTCTTGGTACCGTCCCTGGACTTGACCTTCAGGCCTTGCTTCCTTGCCCGTGCGGTAAGCTCCAGCATCACGGACATCATCATGTTGTGCTTGTCGTACAGGTCCCGTGTGGCCTTGTAGACCGATTCCCCGTAGTCCTCCAGCGTATCCTCTATCGAGGACCACTCCAGGGACTGCACGAGTGGGGTGGACCCAACAGGGCCCAGGAACACAGGGACCTTCCCCTCGGCGCCGTGGGGGGTGCGTTTCTTGATAAACCTGCCGGGAACGACGACAGTGTTGTACTCAGTGTCGTAGTAGTCGTATACGAGAACCCCGTCGGTATCTGTACGGGAATCTCCGAGACGAATGCCATACTGGGACTCGATCTCTTCTGCCGTCTTTTTAATCCTGTAGCAGGCCCATGCCAGCCCGTCGGGGCCGACGCCCCAGTGGGTGTGCATCGGGTCCCAGGGGGTGACATCAATCGAGGTCTTGCCCTCGCCGTTCTTTGTCAGCAGGGCCCTACCGGCATACCATCCCCGCACGGTGATGTTCCATGCGAGCTGGTCTTTGAGGGATGGGACAAGCTGTCGGACGAGCCGTTCGTTGGCGGACCGAAGGGCCCCGATGATGAACCGCTCCTTGTCGTTATTTATCTCCCGATTGTTGCGGGGGTTCCCGTTCGGGGGGATGCGTATGATCATGTCAGATGCCGTGAGCCATGCCACAACTTTATCGGCATAGGTTTGCGGCTCGTTTGACGTGTAACTCTGGTACCCGTCCCCAGCCTCGTACGGGACCAGCTTGTATAGCTGGTGATCCGCGTCCATACGAGTACGCAGGGTATTGGTCGCCTCGTAGTGCGCCTCTACCTTGTCGATGATCTCTTCGGGCTTTGCTCTCGGCATATCAGTGCCTTCTGATCTTAATAAACTCTCTGCTCCTGACCATCCCATAGCCAAATCGGCTGACGAGGCCGTATATAACAGCCTTTATGCCGTGATTGTTCCTGTCATCGGGGGTTTCGCCCACTATGTTGCCTTCCCGGTCCGATTTCCACCGATACGCACGAGTCTGGCCGTCAAACGGGCTCGGCACGGCCCCGAACTCGGACAGGATCCCTCGACATTCAGGGTTGAACACTATCCCTGATTTGCTGGTTACCGGGTCCGTCTTCATAAAGCCCTTGAGCCGCTCGGTACCCTCGTTTATGCGGATTTTCTGTGCGTCCAGGTAGATCCCGGTCTTCTCCATCCACATTTCCGCGGGTGCTGACATGGCCTGGTGCTGGTACCCCGCGATATCGATGGTGCCGGAGTGGACATCGGGCCACCAGGGCCTGTTGGTAACCGCGGTTATCATCTCCTCAGTGGTCAGGCCCCGTTCGTAGACCTCGTCAAACACGCAGAGCTGGCCGTTTATCTCCTGGACGGCCTCTACGGCGTAGGCCCCTGCGTATCCGGGGTCCATCCAGAGGTATACCGGCTCTCCCTTGACGTAAACGGCCTCTGAGTCGGTGTGGAGGTCTGCCCGGAACTCCCCGAACACCAGTCCCGCGGGAGGGCATGGGATCCCCTGGATGCGCTCCATGAAGAATTCATCGGAGGCCATCGCCTTGAGGCGCAGGATCTCAGGGTCTCGCGCCCCTTTGGGGTACAGGTGGGTGTTCGAGTACGACGGCAGGGAGAACGACCTCTCGTCCTCACTTCCCGCCTGCCAGGAGGTGTATAGCTGTGGGTACCACCCAAGAGAGCCCTCGAAGGTGCCGGAGAGAAAAAGCCACCCGCGTTTCGGAGCCACTCTCGATCTCAGCCGGTGGTAGGAGTTTAGGTCTAGCTGGGACGCCTCACACCCGATAACCCCGTCGGGGGCCCGCATGGCGAGTGTGCGTGGGTCCTTGGCGGACTTCGTCTCGATCTTCGTCCCGTCCGCAAGGAGGATACGCCCTGGGTCTACCCGTTTGGAGACCTCCGAAAGCACCCCAAGGGTCGCGAAGTCCTCTACCAGGTAGTCGAACTCCGCACGAGTCCGTTCGTAGTCCGCGGCGACCAGCCAGTACAGCCCCCGGCCCTCGTTCTCCAGGAACCTCGATATGAGGTACTTGGAGGCGACCATCGACTTACCAGCCTGCTCTCCACCGGCCACGAGCACGAACCTCTTTTTCGACCTGAGTATTTCCGCCTGCATAGGCGTCGGCATGAACTCAAGCCGTGAGAATATGTACTCACTAACCGATGGCCCGTCAGGAGTCGTCTCCGTCGGAGCCACTCCGCTTTGATTTCCCGGCAAGGATACGCTCCGCTTCCTCTACAGCGTTGTGGCGGTCTCCCTCGCCCTTTCGAGCCTTCGCCTGACTGCGACCGTCCTTCACGAACTTGCGCCACCCCTCGATCATCTCCTTGGCCGTCCCGTCCGTGAGGTACCCTGCCCGGCGATACTTGTCCGGCCAGTGGGCCTCTAACAACTTGATGAGCAACGCAGGGTTGTCCCCCGGCGCCTGCTCCTTGACCCTCGATACCGCAAGGTCCTGCAAACTCTCTCGGAAATCCTCTCGGGCAGAGGCGTATCGGTCCTTGAACCCCAACTTGTCCCCTACAGTCCAGCCGGACACCACCTGCCGCTGCACTCCTACCGCCTCACACGCCTTCTTGACCGAGCCGACCAACGCAAAGGCGGAAAGAAAAGCTTCCTGGTTAGCTGACATGCTCTCTTTACGCAAATCCATCTGGCCGCCTCTTTCTCGCCACACCCATCCTCCTCGCAATCGCCCCAACCCGCTGACGGTTCACCCCGAACCTGTTCGCTACCATCTGGTAACTCAACCCCGGCTCCAGAAGGACCAGCCGGGCGATGTCAATTGACCTCCCAGTCATCCTCCCCCTGCCCTGGTACACATCCGGGTCGAGTGTGTAAGGCACCTTCGGTACCGTCCTTCCCGCATTTCACAATGAAACGTACCGCATAACCTCGGAACTGTCAAACCCGGTACCACTTTCATTTCCCTCCCCCAGAGCAAAAGCGTCATAAGCGTCATGCCAGCTAGCAATGATATGACGGATATGACGCTTAATAACGGGTACGACTCCTACACGCCAGGACTACCGCCATGGGAAAAGAAAAAATCCCACGCCCCCTGGGAACTAAGAGTCTCTTAAGAGTCTCTTAAGAGTCTCTAAAGAGAACCCCTCCCCAGGAACCAAGTGCTCCAGAGCACCCGATATCTACAGAAAACTCTGGCACAGGTATCTATGTGATCTAAGAGGAACTCCTAAGCCATACCCCCTCCCCGGGGATGGGAGGGGTCCCTGGGAGGGGAGGGGTCCTAGGGAGGGGAGGGGGGACCCGTTCTCTGTTGTCTCTGATACCAGACACCTAGATTCCTGGTTCTAGATTCCTGGTTCTAGGTACCTCGCGTGATACTGGGAGACACTCCCGTTAACAGATAACCTCGTACCTGGTAGCCAGGCTTCGGTCTCTAGTAGCTGTACCCAGTACCCAAAGAGTGTAGACGACAAAGATGCCGGAATATTGCTCTGAAAGGGGGTTGACACAGCTGTACTCACCCATGTACAGTGGGTACAGTTGTACACACCCAAGCTACTCACTCTAACGAAAGGAGGTAACCATGAGTAGACGACGACGGGGCTCAGGGATTGAGACGCGTGCATGGGGAACGACTCACGATTCAATCGTGAAGCCACCCTTGAAGCCGCGCACGATGGAGCAGGTGCGAATGTATCGCAAGCCGATAGCCAAGAACATCGCGCATCCGTTCCATCGTAACGGACAACCCCGCACCGTCTAGGATAGAAACATAGCTGTAAGGCGTAGCGTCATAGCTGCAGGCACCGCCTGAGATCAAAGTGTTGCCAACAAGCATAGGCGTATAGGCGCGATAAGTGAAAAGGGGGGACACAACCATGGCGCGATGGGAGATATTCGACCCGCGAAACGGGGTGCCAATATTCACAGTTCCGTTTAAGTGGCTTGCTAGATTGATAGCCAGACGACAAGGCAACTGGGATTATGCACTCCAGGACGACGGATGGACAACGGGAGCATAGATGAACACGACACAATCTACGGCACGCAACCTACGCGCAGGGGCGTATGGTGACCCGGCAT